CATTGATGGTCAAAGAGCTTTACGGAATACAATGGAGGAATACAGTAGTTTCACTAGGTTTATTCTAACTGCAAATTATAAACATAAGATCATTCCTGCTATTCAAAGTAGAACCCAGTACTTCGATCTCAATCCATCAGTTCAAGATGTACTAAGCCGAATTGTTTACATTTTACGTACTGAAAATATTGAGGTACCGACGACTGAAAGGGTTAACCTTGCAAGAGTTATTAAAGACAACTACCTTGATATCAGAAAAATCATTAATACTATTCAAAAGTATAGTGTATCAGGTGTTTTACATATTAAAGATACGACTGATAGGAATGATATCGTTACTAAAATTAATAACCATTTAGTATCAAAGAAAGTTTTAGAGCTTCGTAAGTTTCTGATTGAAAATGAAAACGAGTTTCAAGGTGACTATGCAAGCTTGCTAAAGCATTACCTTAACTTCATTTATAATTCAGATACTAAACCAGATAACAAGAGACAAATGATTGTTATTATATCAGAGTATCTATATAGAGACGCTTTCGTTCTTGATAAAGAAATAAACGCGTTTGCTTGCTTTTGTCAGTTAGAAAAGCTTACAACTTAACGACGTTGCATTACGATCTTTGTCGGTAATGGTGAATAAACACTATTAAACCCCTTTACTGCTGGTGAATTTGCACCTTTAACTGGTTGTGATGGAATGGTAACGTTAACATTGTTTAACTTCTTATCACCTCTTGTGAGCTTATCACCATCTTGAGTCATTAAAGTTTGTAAATACGGGTTGTAAGGTGATTCTTCAGCTTCTTCTGGTGGTGTTGGCTTATGATTAAGCTTTTCTTTCTTTCGGATACTATCAGGTATCTTCGGTAAGTTAATATAATCATTATCAGGCATCAAGATATCACTTGGTACTGTAAATTTATTTTGTAAATCAAAGCTGCCTGGTGCTAATTCAATCGCAATTTCAACTGAAAATGCATTACCTCTGTTATCATTGTTACCTGGGGCACTTGATGGAAACATTGTCTTAATATCAACAACTCTCAAGTTCTTATCTGTCTTTATAAACTCTTCAATATAGTCTTTTAAGTTATCACTTAAAGCTTTATAGGAGTCTTTACTCTTAAAGTTTTTAACAAACTTGACAGTATCACCTGTCAATAGACCACCGTTGTTATACCTTGTGATGCTGTTTTCTAGCAATGCTAAAAACTTATGTTTCATATTATTATTTATGCTCTCTTTGTATATTTCTATTTTCGGTTTAAATAATAATAATAATGCCAAGTATTAACCTAGATATACTAACAAACGTTAACGCAGAAAGGAACAATACTAACGTTTACACTGATCTAACATTAGATCTAGCTATTGGTTCCACTGCTAACAATCAGTTATACAAAGAGCAACAGATACTTGACATACAAGCTGATACTAATTTAGGTGCAATATATAACAGCATATCTAATATCATTACAACCAACCCAGGTCAGAAACCTTTAAACCCTTTATTCGGTATTGGTTTCGGTGATATGTTATTTTTACCAGTTACGGATAGTAGAGCTCTTTCAATAGGCAATGCAATTTATCAAGGCATTCAAAGATATGAACCAAGAGTTACAATTCTCAATGTTAATGTAACACCAGACTCAGACAACCAACAATATATTATTACTTTATCTATATCAGTTCCAAGATTTAGCTCACAACAAGTTACTGTTGTTGGGGTTTTAGATAAAGCAGGCTTTTATTTTAACAATTAATTATGGCAGACAATCTTACAGAATTTAAATTATCTAGAAACAGTTATGCAACATTTGATGCATTAACTTTGAAGCAACTTATCCGTGATAGACTGACTGAGGGTGGAACATTTACTGATCAAAATTTTGAAGGTAGTAATTTAAATGCGATTATCGATGTTGTCGCTCTTTCTTACCACTACTTACTTTTTTATCTCAACAGCACCAGCAGTCAAGCCATGTTTAACGAAACAACTATCTACGAAAACATGAATAGATTGGTAAAACTTATTGGATACAATCCAGTTGGTTACAAAACTTCTTTATTATCATTTGAAGCAACTGCTAATGCAAATGTTACTGCTGGTGTTTATACAATACCAAGGTATTCATTTTTTACTATAAATGGAATTATATATTCGTTCATTAAAGATATTACTTTTAGTAAATTAACTAACACTGCAGAACAATTACAAAATTTATACCAAGAAAATTTACTTTATCAAGGGCCATTTGTAGAGTATCCAGTACAACTTGCTACTGGGGAAGATTTTGAAACGTTTAATATAGTGGTTACTGATAATATTACCAACACACCTATTAATATTGACCAAGATAGTATCAATGTATATGTGTATAATACAGCAACACAAAAATATACACAGTTTACACCAGCACAATCTTTATTCTTAAACAATAGCACATCACCAATATATGAAGTAAGATATAATGAGAACGGGTATTATGAATTAAAATTTGGTAATAACGTTTTCGGTCAGAAGTTAAATGCCGGTGACCAAGTTTATGTTTATTATGTTCAGAGTAACGGGGCAGCTGGGATAGTATCAGCCAACCAACTCAATAATAACACACTTAATTTCTATAATACACCTCAATTTACAAGAATTGCAACAGACGTACTCAACCCATTACTGAATTATATAACTGGGACTGAAGTATCTAACATTGCATTCTCAAATACATTAGCATCTTCTGCTCCAAACCAACCAGAGTCAGTTGATGATATACGTATGAATGCACCAAAAACATTCTTCAGTCAAAATAGACTTGTTACACAACAAGATTTTGAAGCATTTATTCAGAAAAACTTCGGCAGTGTTGTTACAAGCTCATTTGTTGTTAATAATAATACGTATATCAATTCATTTATAAAGTATTTTTATGATTTAGGTATAACCAGACCAAACGATGATCCGAGATACTTGTTTAATGAAGTTAATTTTTCACATTCCGGTCAAGATAATAACATTTATCTCTTTTTAACCCCTAAAATAAAGAGTGTTGATGAAAATAACAAGCAATATTTCTTACAAAACTCACAAAAGAACACTATTATAACAGCAATGTCAGATTTAAAAGCTTTAAACATGGAGCTTGTACCTCAAGACCCTGTATATCAAGCATTTACATTAGGGTTAACAGCTCCAGGCGAGGCACCCACACAAGATATCTATAAAACAACTTATTTAGTAATTAAAAAGACAAATGATTTAAGAACAGATATCAATACAGTTAAAAATAATGTTAATACAGTATTCCAAAGATATTTTGCACCAGAAAATTGCTCACTTAACCAAATAGTATCGTTAAATACACTTGTAACACAAATTTTAAGTATCGAAGGTGTTGAAACTTTTTTTATGAGAAGAGTTCTTAATGACGGTACAACAGTTACTGATAATGGCTTAACGTTACTTGAATTTAACCCAAATTATTCAGATGTTGATATACGTATTGACGCAACAGACGTACAATTACCATATTATAAATTTCCTTTCCTATATAATAAGACTATATTGAATAACATAATAGTAGAATAAAAAATATGTCACGTAATTTAATACCAAAATCATCATACCCAGAGTTATCAGCTATCTGGCATAATAATAAAACTGGTATTATTTTAGTAACAACTGATAGGGTCGAATACTATATTAGTGGTTTTGAATATAACCCATACATTCAAGAAGTAATTAGTGTACAATCATATAACGATGATAAAACTAACGTTATAAGAGAAGAAAACGGCTCACCAAAAACAATATACGTGCAATTAAATGATGAAATATATGAGGAGATAATGTAACATGTCTTGTACACTATGGCAATATTCTACAACTAGTGGAGGTGATCCACTTTCTCTTACACTCTGTAATGGAAATTCATTTATTGGGACAGTATATGACAATGACCAATATTGTACTAACGATAGTGGTGGTTCGCCTCCAACATCTGTAGGACCTTACCCAGCTAGCTGGACTTATATTTCAGACTGCACGCCACCAGCATCACCATCACCTACTCCTACAGTTACTATAACCCCGACACCAA